GAGGTGTGGTTGTCTATGCGCCGAGCTATTGAAGTACGCCCGCGCAAAGTTTCAACGGTAGCAGAAGACGGAACACAAGCAATGGCTGACTTGATGAAAGAGGAAATCGACCCAGAAACGGGTATTACTCAAATCAAGAATGACATCACATCAGGCCGTTACAAAGTGATCGTCGATGTTGCGCCGAGCTTCTCAACGCGCCGCGATGCTAATTTGGCGAAAATCACAGGGCTGATGCAGTCCACGCAAGACCCGACAATGCAGAACTTGCTATTCAATGCTGCTGTGCAAGATATGGACGGAGAAGGGATGCAGGATTTGCGTGAATTCTCGCGTAAACAGCTTGTTCAGCAGGGGGCAATCAAGCCAAGAGAAGAAGAAGCTAAGGCGATGCAAGAAGCGGCAGCCAACGCGCAGCCAGACCCTCAGCAAGCCTATCTCATGGCATCAGCAGAGAAAGAGCAGGCGCTTGCACAAAAAGCAATGGCCGATACTGCTGCGACTAAAGCGGGCATCATAAAAACGATTACTGACGCAGAGAAAAACAAAGCGCAAACAGCAGAAATTATGCAAGGGATTGACCTTGCTAAATTCGACTCAATGCTGAAATTGCTAGAAAAAATTGATGCTGGTATGTCGCAGGGTTTAATGCCGACAGCGGGTCAAATGCAACAACTTGAAATACCACAACCTGAAATCCAACAACAAATACCACCAACAACGGAGCAATAACATGGCATCTGATAGCCTTCGCCCAATTTACGGGCAAACAAAACAAATCACTGTCGGCGTTGCTTCTGCGGCGGTAGTGTTGACTGACTCATCTACTGAGCAGTTGATTTTAACGAATGTAGGTGTCAATTTAATTTATGTACGAGTCGGAACAGTTGCAGCACCAGCGGTATTGCTAACCGACTTCCCTGTATTGCCCAACGCAGCAATCGTAATTACGCGGGAGCAAAGCCAAGTAACAAACGGGACTCAGGTTCAAACGTTTGTTTCTGCTATCGCGGCGGCTGCTGGCAATACGCTACATATTTCACCGTTTGGAGATTGATGATGAAGGGCTATTTGTCACTAGCTGGAAGTCAATTCAACCCAGCAAATCCAACTTTAAATTTCACTAACTCAAGCGGAACGCCGGGCAATGTCACGAACAATAGCCCGCGCGGTCGGTGCGCTTTAGCTGCTGCTGCAACGACCGTTGTGGTGACCAATAATCTAGTCACTGCAACAAGCTCGGTGCATGTTCAGCTATTGACGGGAGATGGGGCTGCTACGCAGATTTTGACTTGTCTACCTGCTGCGGGATCGTTCACAGCAACATTCAACGGCGCGTCAGTCGGCACGGCGGCGGTGTTTGATTTTGTTGTGTTCAATTAATTTTTGCTATTGAATTTTATTTCTGATATATAATTGCTATGGCTTCCAGATTGCCTGAATCTGAGTATATGGAGTGTTTGAATGTCAGAGAGTTTAGAACAGGGAGTAGATCAAGAAGTAATCGAAGCTGATTTGCCGGAAGAGGAAGGTGATGAAGAAGAAATTACGATTGGTCAGCCAGAAGCCCCTACTGGTGAAGATGAAACGGATGAAACGCCTGTAATTCGTAAGATGCGTGCGGAGCTTAAAGAAAAGGCACGAATTGAGCGTGAAGTTAAGCGAGAGCTTGAGCAGTTAAGGTCTGCGCAAGTAGCGAAACAAGCCGCTGAAATCGAGCCGCAAATCTTGCCTGAAAAAACGCTGTCCGATTTTGATTATGACGAATCTGCTTTTGTGGATCACTACAACAAGCGGGCAGAATCAATCGTTAGTAATCGAGCGTATGCGGCAAAGCAAGCGCAGAAACACGAAGAAGCACAGGCGGCCTATCAAACGCAATTTAACGCATATACAGCGCAGAAAGACGCGCTGAAAGTGCCGAAAGAGCGAATGAAAGAGGCGGAAGAAAGTGTAATGAGCGTTTTGGATACCGAGCGGCAGAATATGATTTTGCAAACTGGTACACCAGCTCGCATGGTTTACGCAATCGGCAACTCACCCGAGCAACTTGCAAAACTAGCTGCATGTAAAACACGAGACGAGTTCAACCGCGAACTAGGACGAATCGAGGCAACTTTGGTGACTACACGACGCAAAGCCGTTGCACCTGATCCCGAAGTTCGTATCGCGGCTGGCTCAAATTCAGCAAGTCGAAACGCGGCGAAGTTGGAAGAATTGGCAAACGATCCTTCTAAATTTTCCGAATATCGTGCGCTTAAAAAGCGCATGGAAACCAAACAATAGGAAATTAAATCATGGCACTTTCTAGCGCAAAGGCAGTCACGGTACTGTTTGATTCCGTATTGGATCAAATGTCCGCTGAAATGCAGATGGCAAGCACGGCATCGGTGTTTAAACCGAATCCGGCTATGCTGCAAAACTCAAACAACGTAATTTGGCGAACTGTTGAGCAACAAGCCCCAGTTAAGACTGGCTTCGACATGACGGGTCAATTCGGAAATGTGATCGATTTGTCGTATCCGGCTGTGTTGGGCGTTCCAGAAAATGATGCTTTCTCGGTTCGTTTCGACGACTTCCGAGATCAAGAATTCATCCAAAAACGCGGTAAAGCATCGGCAAAACGTTTGTTTGCACAGGTAAACAAAAACATTTCAGAAACGGTTAAAAACACGGGATCATTGTTCTATCGTAAGGCGTTGACTGCTACGAGCGGGTTCTCGTTCATCTCAGAAGCTGATTCGCTAATGACTGAGCGCCAATGCTGGCGTGGTGATGGTACAAGCTTCTTTATGAATGCTCGCGCCTACAACATCGCAGCGGCTGACTTAGCGGGTCGTGGTACGTTGTCTGGTCGTCCAGAAAAAGCATACGCTACTGGCATGGTTGGTAGCGACGTTGCAGGCTTTGACGTTTACAAAACATCGTACAATCCATCGCTTGCTGGTGGCGCGTCTCCTGCTACTACTGTAGCTACGACTGTAGCACTCAAGCCGCTGGCAAATCAAACGCTGGGCGGTCAAGTTCTGCCCGTGGATTATCGCGGTGGTGACATTGTTCTTGCTTCTGCTGCTGGCTGGGCAGTTGGTGACCGCGTACAGTTCGCTAACGTGAATGCACTTGGTTTGCTGGATAAAACCAATACTGGCATCCCTATGTCGTTCGCAATCGTGGCGATTGTTTCCAATACGATTACAGTGTATCCGCGCCCAATCGCGCTCACTGATGGCGCTTTGACTGCCGATGAAAAAGCATACGCCAATATCAGTACGCAAATTGCATCCGGCGCCGTACCTATTCGTATGAATACCGATACCTTGGTACAAACGAATTCGTTTTGGGCGAATGACTCCGTGGAAATTATCGCGGGTTCTGCGGCATGGGATTCTGTGTCTGCGCTGGCTGGTTGGAAGTCAATGTCTGAAACACTGGACAACGGCATGCAAATCACAATGGCCTATGACGGTTCAATTGAAACGATGGACTTAAGAGTTCGGGTGTTTAACTGGTACGGCGTAACCAATCGTGACCCAAGCCGTAACGGTGTGGCAATCAATATCTAACCAGCATTAACTCAGGAAAGGGGCTTATGCCCCTTTTTTTAGGGGTAAATAATGAAAGTTTTGTACAAGAAAGGCAGCGCGTTTAATTTTAAGTTTGACTTTTGCCCTGATGATGGTCTTGATGTTGATATTGAAACAGTGGCGGATGAGGTGGCTGATGAGCTAATCCTAGAGGGCTGGTCTGATACACCTTGGGAAGCGCACGGTATTGACGATCAAGGTAACGCAGTAGAGCCAGCCAAGCGCAAACGCCGCACGAAAGCTGAAATGGAAGCGGAAACGCAGGAGTAAAATCATGGCCGTCATTACCAAGCTGTACATTCTAAACGAAGGTTTCGACGAGCTTGGCTTGGCGGGCTATGTTTTTAACTTATCGCCTAACGATCAAATGGCCGCGCTGCGTAAACTTGACGCACTGGTTGCGACATGGGAAGCGCAAGGGCTAACGATTAATTGGGTGTTCAGTACAGACCCGAACGACAGCACGCCGAATGATGAAGTAACCATACCAGACTCAGCATTAACTGCTCTGACTACTTGCCTAGCGGTGCGGCTTGCGCCTTCTTACGGTAAAACAGTCAGCCAAGACACTAAGATGGCAGCGGCCTACGGGCTGAACGCGCTACGCACGCAACGCGCCGTAGTGCCTCAGCAGCAATTCCCTGATTCGTTACCAATCGGAACGGGCAATCAAGCGATTTATCAAAAATACTTTAAGACAGACGATACATTAAACTCAAACGGTGGAAGCTTAACGTTATGAGTACAATTGACGAATTAAACGAAATCACCACTGTGGCAGCAGATGATAAATTCATTGTTTATGATCAATCTGCTGGAGCTACAAGGGCAATTACTGCAAATAGTTTGGCGCAGTATATTGATACCTCCGACCCGACAAATCCAATTTCACCGACGCAATTAGACCCGCTAATTTACGGAAATTTTAATGCTATACAGTGGGATGGCTTGCCATCTGGCTTGTATTTTATGTCGTTGCTGGGAAATCAAATTATTAACCCACCAACAGGGTATACATTTCTAGCATTATCAAATTACATTTGGACAATCCAGCACATTGATGTCACTGACTCATATACTGATAATGTCTACTTTACGACAAATAGCGATTTTTCAAATAATTCATTAGGTCGTCCCGCTATTCGGGCAGGTTCAAGTTTTGGCAGCGCAACAAGTGTTGGCTGGAAAATAATAGGTTTTAAAGCTGAAGCGTCTTATTTTCTTGACGCTCAAAGTCAAAGCACTAGCCTAGTGGCTCTGCCAACATCGGCCACAACATTTATTGCCCCAACAATTTTTAACGAGTCGGGCGGTTCAGCTTATAACGCGACTACGGGAACGTTCACAATCCCTTTTACGGGTGTTTACACATTCACTTTTGCGTTCAATACGGTTGTCCCTTCTGGCACTCATTCTGTGTTTACTGGCGCAAAAGTATGGAATGGATCGGCGTTTGTTCCGTTGCGCTATAGTGCTAGGGTGGTTTCTGTACGTATCAATGAAACAGGGCAGGCTATTTTTACAAGTACAAATAGATTTACGGTGGGTACGCAGCTTCAACTTGATGTTTGGTGTGACTCTGGCGTTAATATTCAATCAATAAGCCCAGTGGGTGGGTCAGCTAGTTACACTGTTCCAGCGGCGCGTATTTTGTTAAGTGGCGTGGAGACTCAGTAATGCAGATTCCTATTATCAACGGGATTTTTTCTGATGCTGCTGCTGATTTTCGCACGTCTTACCCTATCAACATGCTTGCAGTTCCGAAGAAAACAGGCATTAGCGAGGGTTACTTGAAAACGGCTGATGGTGTTGAATTATTCGCCACTGGTTTAGGGCTTGATCGAGGCGGCATTAATTGGCGTGATGAGTTGTATCGGGTATCTGGATCACAGCTTATTAAGGTTTTGTCTAACGGGACAGTTTCCGACATTGGCTACATTGCGGGAACTGGCGTATGTAGTTTTGCGTATTCATTTGATCGTCTAGCAATTGAGGCTGGCGGTAATCTATATTATTACAATGGGTCTTCACTAACTGCTGTATCAGATATTGATCTTGGTACTGTGCTTGATGTGATTTGGGTTGATGGTTATTTTATGACAACTGACGGCACGTCATTGATTGTTACTGAAATCAATAACCCAAATGCTGTTGACCCATTGCAGTACGGTAGCTCAGAGGTTGACCCTGACCGTATTGTTGGGCTAGTAAAGCCACTGCAAGACGTTTACGTGATGAATCGCTATACCATTGAGATATTCAGCAATATCGGTGGAAATGGCTTCCCATTCCAGCGCATTCAAGGCGCGGCGATTAATTGCGGTCTAATTGGCAAGAATGCAAAAACAGAAGTTTCTGGAACTGTGGCATTTGTTGGTAGCCGAAAAAATGAAGCTCCGGCTGTTTATATTATTTCTGGCAATGCTGCGCAAGAAATTAGCACACGAGAAATTGATATTTGGTTGGCGACGCATACAGAGTTTGAGCTATCACTTTGTGTTGTTGAGACTCGCAAGTTTTCAGGCCATGAGTTGATTTATATACACCTTGGTGACGCAACTGCGGTCTATGACTTGTCAGGGTCTCAGTCAGTGGGTGAGCCTGTTTGGTGCTGGCTATCAACTGGAAGCGCGGGGCGTAATCAGTATCAGTCATTTAATTTTATTTGGTGCTACGACAAGTGGATATGTGGCAACAAAGTAAACTCAAACATTGGGAAATTGGTTAGCGCGACCACGCAATATGGGGCGATAACGGGATGGCAATTTGACACGGTGGCGGTGTTTAATTCAACTAATAGAGCGATATTCCACAAGTTGGAATTAACCAACTTGGCAGGCCGAGCCCCATTTGGTGAGAGTCCGATTTGCTGGGCAAGTTGGACTGACGACGGGATGCAATGGAGTGACGAAAAGCCGTGCGCTATGGGGCAATTAGGGAATTACGCAAATCGACTGACATGGTTACGTAATGGCGTAATGCACACATGGCGATCGATCCGTATTCGCGGCGCAAATAAAACACCTGTGTCATTTGCAAGGCTTGACGCTGACATTGAGGGGCTGGCGGTATGAGTGTCACGCAAAACATCTTTGTAACTCGTCAATTGCTTAGGCAGGCAATGCCCAGCGCTTCTGACCGCGTTATTGTTGCTTTTGAGCAAATGTTTTTAAACAGCAATGTGATAATTGATGTTGCGCCAAGTGTGCCTAGTGATGCGGGTACTGCTATTGCAATGATCGGTAGCGTATCGGCGCAGATTCCAGATATTCAGGCAGGTGTTGAGTCAGCAGCAAATACGGCAAATAATGCGCTGTCAGTAGCAAATAGCATTCATCATAATGAATTTATTCAAATGCCAGACCCGTATGCATCAGCAGCATTAGCAAATTCTGTATCATTTCCTTTTACTCCTTCGGTAGCAGGATCGACCGTGGCAGGGGTTGGTACATATAATGCACAATATGGCTCTTATCAGTTAATTGGTAGGTTTATTTTTTTTGTCATAACCTTAAAATGGACTGCACATTCGGGAACTGGAAATTTAACAATTACTGGACTTCCACAAGCGGCATTGAATATATCAAGTTTAGCTACGCCAATTAATATTGTAGTTGAAAACCTTGCAAAAGGTTCTGATGCAATATCCGCGTATGTTGGCTCTAATTCAAATACAATATTAGTTGTAACATCTGGAAATAATTCGGCATTTTCGCCCGTTGCAATGGATACATCCGCCAATATTTACATTTCAGGATTTTACGAGGTTTAAAATGCCGTCAATTCAAAAGCCATTAGTTTCAAATGTTCAGCTAACAGCAGCTCAGGCCGTGCTTTATACCGTGCCAGCGAACACATCGACCACGATTCAAGCCGCTGTCGCTACAAATACAACTGCGATCCCGCGTACAGTTCAATTTAATATTGTGCCAAGTGGCGGCTCAATATTAGCGTCTACAATGATAATTAACACAATAACAGTTCCGGCAAACAGTCAGATTGCGTTGCCGTGGCTTATTTTGCAAACCATGCTGGCGGGGTCAACAATTCAAGGCGCGTCTGACTTAACATCGGCGGTAACTATTCGCATTAGCGGCGTGGAGGTATCTTAATGTCATGGCTTGATTTGGCAGGGGCGGCACTGAATATTGGCGGCAGTATTTACAATAGCAGTCAGCAAAAAAAAGCGTCTGAATCTGCAAGCAATTCACTGGTTCAGGGAAATAATTCTGCGCTTGATTTGCAGCGTAGCCAGTACGAACAGATTCAAAAAATGCTCTTGCCGTTTGTTCAAGGCGGAACGACTGCATTTCAAAGCCAGCAGGCATTATCAGGTGCGCTTGGTGCTGACGCGCAAAAAGCAGAGATGCTAAAGATTGAACAGTCGCCGCAATTTACTGATGCGATTCAGCAAGGCGAGCAGGGTATTTTGGCTAATGCCTCTGCGACTGGCGGGCTACGTGGCGGGAATACGCAAGCGGCTTTGGCTCAGTTTCGTCCTCGCATTCTCAATGAGATGGTAAATCAGAAATTCGGGCAATATGGTCAAATTGCATCGGCGGGGCAGAATGCAGCGGTGAACCAAGGTCAATTCGGCGGTAATTACGCCTCAAATGCTGGCTTGATTCAACAAGGTATCGGGCAGGCACAGGGTCAAAATCAAATTAACCGTGGACAGTCAAATCAAAACCTGTTTAACAATTTGAGTCAATCCGTGCAGTCGATTGATTTTGGCAAACTATTTTAAAGGACAATCATGGCTTTAGATTTTGGCGGATTGATGGGTAATGCCCCTATTAGCCCTGTTGCGGCGGGTAATCAAGGCATGGCAATGCGGTTTGCGATGCAGGATCGTGACTTAGCGCAAGAAAATGCCGAAGAAGATCGGCAAATGAAGATTGCCGAACAGCAACGCAAGGCGGATGTATTGCAAAAGGCGATTGCTGGCGACCCTATTGCTCGAGCTGAGTATGTGTCCAGCCATGCTAAGAATGCAAACGAAGCATCATTCGCTATGGATGAAAGCAAAAAGCCATTGCGTGAGGAATCTGTAAAGCTGGCATATACCGAGCAAGCGTTATCGCGCAGCAACCCCGAAGCCCACTTGAAAGCGCTGAAAGACCGTATTGAATTACTGAGTAACGTGCAAGCGCCAACACCTGAGCAACTGCAAGAGCTTGCGGTAAAAAAAACAATGCTGATGCTGCCGGCAGAACAGCGCGCATTAATGGCCGACTCTGTGCTTGCTTCTTTCGCTGGTGATGCTGGCTTGAAGTTTATGGAATCGCAGCGTGCGCAGAATTTGCAGCCGTTTACTTTAGCAGGCAAGCAGCAAGAAATCGAAGCGTCTAAGGCCAAGGTTTTAACTGATAGACTTAATGCTCAAATTGAGCAAGACAAGCAATTATTAGCGCGTGAAAACAACCCTCTTGCACAGGCTGAAATTCAATCTCGTATTGACAAAAACAGTGCTGATATTGGATTGATTGCAAGCAAAGTTGGGCGCATTGAAACCCCGACGCTAACTGCGCCATTGTTAAAAATGGTAAATCAGTTCTCAGAGGACGCGATTGAGGCACAGAATAACGCGGCGGCAGCGCGTGAGGTTGGCAATAAGCTGTTGCAGTTAGATCCTAGCCTTGGTACTAGATTGTTGCCTGCGGCATTCCGAGGGGCTATCGGTATGGACTACCAAGACCTTGCACATCAGTATGAGACTCTGGCTGTTAAATTGGTTCAAGCAAACAAGCCCGGCGCGGGACCACTATCTGATAAAGATTTGGCATTCATGCAAAAGCCTGTACCTACTGATTCGTCATCGACAAAAACAAAAAAAGCTTATCTCGATAAGTTTGCTGAAATCCAAGATAAGGCCGCGATGTGGGGAGATATTAAGTCGCAATGGATTACTGAAAATGGGAATTTAGGGGCTTTAAAGCAGCCAATTACGCTATCTAATGGAGATAAAATTGATAAAGGAATGACGCTTGCTCAGGTTGGCGCTTTGATGCGTCAAAATGCACTAAAAGTAAATCAGAAGACGACGGATTTTAATCAGCCAGCAAGCCAGCCAGCGCAGCAGAAAAACATTGTGGTGGACTTCTAATGCCATACTCAATCACGACGAAAGACGGAATTACGATAAATAATATCCCTGATGACATTGCGCCTGACGCACAGGTGTTAAAAGCCCGTGTTGCGTCATTGCGCGGCGGTGGTGTTACAAAGAAAGAGCCTAGCATTATTGATGAATTAGGTCGTCAAGTTGGCTTGACTGCTAGGGCAGGAATTGAGGGTGCGGCAGAGCTTGGAGGTTTGATTTATGACCCTGTTGCGGCAGTTCAGAATAAGCTATTAGGCTCAAATGTTGATACGCTGGGTGCGCAAGGTCAAACCCTTGCAAACACGCTTGGCTTGCCCAAAGCACAAAATGAAACCGAGCAAATGGTGCAAACCATCAGCAAGGGTTTGGTAGGTGCTGCTGGTGGCATTGGCGCTGGTAGCTTGCTTGCTAAGTCGGCAGCTCCTACTATTTCTGCTGTCGGTACAGAGTTAGCTAGAGCGCCAGCGGTTCAAGCTGCTGCTACTGTTGGTGCAACTAGTGCCGGAGAAGCTGCTAGACAGTCAGGAATGGAAACTACGGGGCAAATTGTCTCTGCGCTTGGTGGCGGGTTAGCTGCTGGGTCTTTGGCTGGTTTGCCAAACAAAGTTGCTAACATCGCAAGACAACAAGCTCCGGCGGCAACAAAAGAACTAATCGCAGCAGGCGAGGCGGCAGGTGTTCCGGTGTTGACTTCTGATGTTTTGCCGCCATCGACGTACATGGGTAAATTCGGCCAAACAATTGGCGAGAAAATCCCTTTTATTGGTACGGCTGGAAAAAGAGCAGATCAAGCGTTAAAGCGTGTAGATGCAATCAAAGACGTAGCGCGAGCTTATGACGTTCATATTGATACGCCATTAGATAAGAAAATTTATGATAGCGTTAGTCGCAAAAAAACAGAACAGCTAAATAAATTCATTGGCATGAAAAATGAGGTGATTGATTCGGTTGATGGGCTTGGTGTTGTGCCTATGAATAAAACACAAGCGGCTTTGCAGTCAGAGATTGACGAATTGAATCGGCTAAACGTGCCAGATACAGAATCCGCAATAGCAAACTTGACGCAATGGCGCGATGCGTTCGGCGGAAAATCGTTTTCTGATGTTGAGAAAATGCGAAAGGCGTTTGGTGAAAGCCTGAAAGACAAAAACGGACAATTACCAACCATGCTAGAGAAAATACCTGCTCGGGTATATGGCTCGGTCAAAGAGGATATGGGTGCATTTATCAATGACTTTGACCCTGCAGCGGCGAATAAGTGGGCGTTAGCTAATAAGCGATTGGCTGAGTCTATTGGCGAGCAGAAAGTTTCCAAATTCAAATCAGTGCTAAAAAATGGGGATAGCACGCCTGAGTCTATTCAAAGCCTGTTGTTTAGCGCCAAACCATCCGAGGTTTCATTGATTGCCCGTAACTTAGACGACGCAGGGATGGCGCATGCTCGAACAGCAATTATAAAACGCATGGTTGATAAATCAGGGGGAGTAGAAGGGTTATCTGCTGAAAAATTTAGGAATGAATTTAAAAAACTAGAGCCACAGCTAAAGACTTTTTTTGATGCTGACTCACGAAAACAGCTAGACGGGGCAGTGAAGCTATTAGATGCAACGCAACGCGCAGGAAGCTCTAATTTCCTACCGAAAACTGGCGAACAAGTAGCAGCTCCCGCTCTTGGTATTGGGCTTAGTGCGATTATTGGATTATTCCCTGCAATCGCTACGGCGGCGGGGATTGGTGCATTGGCACAGGTTTATGAGTCTCCACCCGTACGAAATCTACTGATTAAACTGGCAGCAGAAAAAGCAGGTTCAGCAAGTGAGCGTTTGCTTATTCAAAAATTAATGGCAATTACCCGCGCAGCGTCATCAAAAGATGATCAAACGCAAACAAAAAAATTCTAGGGGTACGATATGGCAGATGGCGGTAGTAATTCAAACGGGCAGGGCGGTTCGTATGGCGGAGGCGGTCTACAGGGTGGTTATGGATCGGGCGGCGGTGTAAATGCAGGCGGCGGAGCAAACTCCGGCGGGCAAGGTACATTCGGCGGTAGTCGTGGCGGAGGGTATGAAAACTCAGCAGGGTATGGCGATCAAACGGCAGCGCAAAATGCGGCGGATGCAAAATCTTTGGCGGCTGCTAGTTACCAGACTTTTGGACAGGCTATGTTTGGCGGACTATGGGGCGATGTTGCTGATAAAATGATGGGGTCTGTTCCTGTGGTCGGTCAGATTATGGGATTGTCAAACATGTTGGGGCAATCAGGGTATAAAACTGGAAATGCACCAGCACAGAATATGCAAGGCATTGGCGGCGGATATGGTAATGGTGGCGGCGGCTGGCAGGAATTGATTAATCAGATGGTTTTAGAAAATCAAAACATTCAAGTGCCGCAATATTCCCCACAAATGGGAGGCACTGCATACGCGCCATCTCCGAACTATCAAAGCCAAGCAAGCCAGTTTGTTTTACCGGATAATCAACAAGTAACTGCTAGACCAACATCAGTAATTTCAAAATCACCGTTTAATTTATTTTAAGGAAGTCTATGTCAATGCAAGCAAATCTAGTACCGTTTGATATTATTAATGGCTTGGATGGAAAGCCTCTTGTAAACGGTTACGTATATATTGGGGTTGAAAATTTAGACCCTATTACTAATCCTGTTCAAGTTTTTTATGATCAAAATTTAACAACCCCAGCCGCGCAGCCATTGCGAACAATTGGCGGGTATATTTCACGCAATGGGGCCCCAGCAAAAATTTATGTATCTGGAAATTATTCTGTGTTAGTAAAAACGTCAGCTAACGTCCAAGTTTATTATTCTGCTAGTTCGGCGCTTGGCAATGGCATTAGTGTAAACAATATTGTTTTTTCATTGGATAACTACGCACAATTGCAAGCCTACGCTGGATCAGACACTTTTATTTACATAGCAGGAAGATTAAATAAGCAAGACGGTGCTGATGGTACTTTTGCTGTAGATAGCTCCGATACCACAAGCGCAGATAATGGCGGTACTATTATTGTTGACGTTTTGGGTCGTCGCTGGAAGCGTCAATATTCTGGAGCGCTAAATGCAGTATGGTTTGGTGCAAAAGGTGACGCATTGGATGGTAGCGCGGCATTAAATACGACTGCTATTAATAAATGCTTGTCTCTTGGAGATACATTTATCCCTAATGGGGAATATGTTGTTAGCGGGCTGTTAGTTCCACCCAATAACGATAAAGCAGCCAAAGCTTATAGCTTAACATGCAGTCAGAATACAATTCTTCGCGCACTTAATTCATCAACTGTAATTTTACAAAAACTTAACCCTACGCTATACGGGCGCATTTATAATTGGGTTTTTAATGATCTAGTTTTTAAGCCTTGCGCTGCTGGCAATTCTGTCGGTCTTAACGCTTCAGGCTTTACTAATTGCACATTTAATAGACCTCGTGGAATTTCAAACGGGTTAAAGGGATTTACTGACTTATTTTTACTTACTTCACCTTCAATTTCTCCAACTTATTTCAATAACTTTAATTCGCCTACGCTAGAGGGCACTGATGGTTATATTAGTGTTTTTAAATTTGATGATTTGGGGGTTGGTGAACTTGCATACCCAAATGCAAACAATATTAACAGCCCTGTTATTTTTAATAATACAGGGTTAAATATTGCGATTGATTGCAATAAGTCTTACTCCGTAACAATTATGACTCCGTATATTGAAGCAAACACAAGTTGCACTGCGATTTCAATGGGCGAGTCTACATTGGTGCTTGGTGGTGCAATTGAGGCAAACTCAAGGCCATTTATTTACATGTCAGGTGCTAAAAATTCTTTGGTTATTTCAACGACGCTAACCAACAATACACTGAATACTAGCTTTTCATCTGTTGGCGCGATTGGGAATACTTGGCTATTGGTAGGGGAAAGAACGGCTACGGGTGACACACTTCCATGGATTAATGGTGGGACTACAATTGGTAATCGTAAGATCACATGTAATACAGAATTAATTCCCGCAATTCCTGCTTTAATTACCACTGGTGGCAACCTAGTATCTTCTGTTGTTGCATCATCTGAAACTTTCCCACTTGATACTTTTACAAAAGAATTGTCTTATAAAATAGTGTTTAATTGTAATGTTTCTGGCGCTAGTTTAATTAAAGCGGTAATGGCTGATGTAGCCGGTAACTTTCAAACATATAGCAAAGAAATACAATCTTTTTCTGTTGTTGATGCGGCAGGTGTTCCGGTTACATCGGCAGTAGATTCAAATGGTTATATTGTATGGAATGCTGCAAGTGCTCAAGTATATAAAGTTACAGTCAATATTACGTATAAACTTAATCGTGGATATTGATAGTAATAACAAAAATTAAATAAAGGGGCATTGCGCCCCTTTTATTCAAGACAACATTTTAGAAACACCTGTCTTTGCTTCAATTAATGCGCTTAGTGTATGGCCTTGTGTCGATACATCAAGCAGCGATTCTAGCCAAGCAAACGACTCTCTTAAAGATTTCAATTCTTCACCGCTGGCACGGTATACGCTTTTAGCGTTCTTGCGCTCTCCGATTGATTGCATGGCCTCTGCTGACTTCTCAAATACTGCTTGAGATGGTGCAATAGCCTCGCGTGTTGATTCAGTGCCGAACTTGAACAATCTAGCGCCAAGCGCAAAAGCAAAATAATTCATTTCAATCAGTCCGATGAAGCCCTCATCATCAAGCCAAGGTGCGCTGGTTTCCGTGCCTGTTAAGCCCGCAATTGCAGAATGACAAATACCCATAAGCACACCGCTTGCTTCATTATCTTGTTCTGCAATACTGTGTTTAACCATCATTGTGCTGAATGCCATTTCAGCGCCGTACTTGTTAAACATCATGCGCGGTGGCTGCTTGGCTTGCCGTGATATGGCCTTATCTGCTTTGGATTGGCGTTTAGCTGCTAGTCGTTGTGATAGCGTCATTTTTTAATTCCCGATTTATCAGAAAGTGCATTTTCAAGCAATTGAACGCGCTCGGTTAGTGTTTCGATTTGTGTGTGTTGTTCGTTTATTTTTTCGATTGATGAATATGAAAGCCCACCAAGGAAGAAAATAACGCAGCCTAAAAATATATTCATCGTTTCATTCCTTGTAATCGTTCTAGTTTAGATTCAACATCGAACGCGCCAATATCCTCAAGTCGATTAATCGTAGGCAATCTAGATTGGCGTAGCGCCTCGCAGCGGTGTATTTCTAATCGTGATGTATCAGACTTGCTAATGCCGTGATTAAACTTTGGTTTCAAAACCGAGCCATCTCCATGATTAGCCATGATTTGATTCTCTTGAGTATTTTTTACCTTCAAAAACCACAACACTAGCGCCAAGATCAAAACGCTCTTTTACTTTTGCAGGCACACCATAAAACGATAATTGTTTTTTGATTGATTCAGGTATATGCGCAGGTTCAAATGGCTTTGCAGTGCCTAAATATGGCGCGCCATTGATGCGCTTTAGCCTTTTACGCTCGTTTTTTTGCAGAGGAATACCATTTTTTATAAACCACTCTTCACGAGTTAAAGCATGTTCTGATATGCCAATTAGTGCGGA